TTTAAATTTAAAACAGATGATATTGATAATACTTTCATTGTTATTGATGAACCAATAACCTATTCCAGTGATAGCTCTTGTTCTAGCATCACTGTTGAAATTGACATTAGCATTGATCTTAATGTTGCTAGACTGGATGACAGCGTGTATCCTGATTTTAGCATATCATTATTGAATGCCGGTGACAATTTAACCAATCATGATTTTACTGGTGATTCCACGATGCGCCAAAATATGATTGATCAATTACGTGATGAAGCTGAACCACGATCTGAGCACTCAGACTTCACAAGATTTACTCCAAGCGATCATAGTATTCATTTGTTTAATCAACAACGCTTTAATGCACTTATGAATATTAATGATGACTACAGCACTGATTTGTGTGAATCTTGTGAATATGTCGTTGAAGAGCGACTTGAATCTCACTTGAGCGAGGCTGAAGAGCGATGTGAACCACGTCCAAGTGGTGCTGTGCAACGTAAAAAATATAAAATACGTCAGCAATCCGAATTTAAGAAACCAGCCAAAGTAAAATCATCACTTAAAAAAATTGATGAAGATTCATTAGATGATATGAATTTTGATGATTTTAAAGAAATGGAAGGTGATGACGACACCGACTTCATCGCAATTGCTGCACTTAATAATGCAACTGATGAAGAATTAATAGCTGCCAACCCTAATGATGATGGTGACGGTTATGTTTCAGGCAATGATTCTGCACCTGATGATGTTGCATTTGATGATGATAATGATGGAGAAATTGTCGTACCAGTCATACCAGTCATTGCAGAAATGGTTGTACCAATTTTACCAATTATCGCACAACCTGTTTCACAACCCAAAATCACTACTAATGAAATTATTAAGTTCATTGATTCAAATAATTGTGGGTTAAAAGAGGGGACTAGACAAACTAGTTTTGATGTCAAGACCATTGATAAGAAAATGGCTGACCAAATCGATAATCCACATAGCTTACAAGCTGCTTATCGACATTTAAATAATTCTTATGTTAATGATTATTTAAGTGCACAGAATGGACCCAAATATAAGAAAATATATGATTATTTTGGGAATGCCCGTACTCCAATGATTATTAGTGACCATTATGTACATGTACAACGACCTATAATTACATTAAAAGATATGGATCGTTTTACTTTATGCAATAAAAAAACTAATCAATACCGATATTAAGTTCACTAAGTGGAGTGAAGTAGGCACTTTCTGTAAACATGAAATAGATAAGTGTAAATGTGCTGGTGATTTTACACATATACTACTAAATGATGTATATGATCAAGATACAATGAAAAGTATCTATAAATACTTAGGGAATAAAGAATTAATCATGATTTTGTATGTTTTCCCTAATCATGTATTAGGTGGTGATGTCCGTACGACACATAAAGGGCAAAACATTACGCAAGGTTCTTGGAATCGTCGTCCTAATGACGTTATCGTATTTAGCCCTAATACATTG